ACATAAACAATCTTTAAAATCAGTAATTGACCGTAAATTTAAAATGCTAGATCAAGAAAACGAGCAGGCTTTAAATAGACTTGCAGCTGCAGTTGCAAGGGCAAATGAGCCTGCCGAAGGTAAAGAGGCATACAATGCTATATTGAGCAGAAGGCATGACTATTTTGGACAAGTCTTCTGCGAAACTATAGGCATACCATATAGAAATGATGTTCGTTTAGAAGATATCTTACACGAATGTGACCAAACTGTAGATACTTTGACAAACAAAATACCAAATATAACCCCAGATAACTTTGAGTTTAGAGACAATATTTTAACCATAATAGATTACAAGGTAGCAGTTAGTGATGAAAGTGCCGACTATACTCGTGAAAAGTATGAAAATGCTGTTGATGCTATAAAACATCTAGTTGATTTTCCTATTAGAGTATGTATAGTTAGAATGCACCCACATACTAGACAGGTTACTTACTCTGATGATAATTTTATGAGACGATTTGCCCATGTAGTATATCCAGTTGATTTTACAAGATACACTCAATTAACTGAAGAGCTTAAGGAGAAATTTGCAGATAGCCCTGAATTTATGGATATGATAGCATACGGTGATGTCACCTTTACTGCAAACTGGTGCCAAAATGGATGCCCTGAACTATATGAACATCCAATATTTAAGGAATTTTTGGAAAGTATGCCATTGAAGTACCAAAAACTATTTGAGAAATCCTTGCAGAGTTCTTGCTATACTTCTGAGAGATGGGATTCCAATCTCAAAGAAGTCAAGAGTGCAACTAGAGAAGAGTATGAAGATTTCATATCTCGATCTGCAAAGGAGCTTTATGAAACATCTCCCGACTATTCAGAGCCTAGTAGAGAGGAGATTTTGAAGGGGTGGGAGGAGATGACGGAAAGAGTGAAAGAGCAAAGAGAAGTATCTTCAAATATCAATGATCAAAAGCCAAGTGCTCATTTCATATGGGCTGAAAACAATCCTGAGTTGCCAACTGCAAATTCTGCAAAGATATGTGCAATTTCAAAACTTTTACAATCAATTAATATAGAGAGCTCTTTTGCTGAAGACTTTAAAAGATTGGGTAAACTATTCGACTTCTCTGAAGATATTCCTGGATATGAAAGACATTGTGAACAACTTAAAAGACAGGCTAGATCAAATCCAGGGCAAGTGAAGAACAAGAAGTTAGACCCAAAGAAAATTGGGAATGCACTAGTTTTATGGGAGCAGCAATTTTTATTATCTGCAGAAGAAATGGGAAAAGAGAATAAATTACACTTGCTTAAGGACTTTTTTGGCGTAGGCAAACATAAGCAATTCGCAAAAAAGGGCTTGGATGACACGGAAACAGACAAACCAACAATCTTAGATTTCAATGATGCAGAAGTAAAAAGATCAGCAGAATTGATGATGCAAAAAACAAAACTCTACTTGTCTGGAAAGTCATCACTGAATAGAGAGCATCCTATAGCATCGGAATATCTTAATGGAATAAAAAAATGCAATGACGAGACATATAACGTTCTCAATGCTATCTTTCAGACAAAGTATTGGCAATGTATAACAGATATTAGTATGTTGATGAAGAACATGCTTTCTGTATCACAATATAACAGAAATAATACTTTCAGGATTGCAACATGTGCTAATAATGCACTATATGGACTTATCTTTCCTTCAGCTGACATTAAAACAAAAGATGCAAGCATTGTATATTGCATCGTTGCAGTTCATAAAGATGAGAAATCTTTGTTTAATCCAGGAGCTTTGCATGCAACTTTTAAAGTACCAGGTGGATTTTTATCAATATCTAAATCAATGCGACTTGACAAGAAGCGTTGCCATAGAATAGTTACAAGTCCAGGTATCTTTCTAACAATTGCCACTATGCTAAAGGGAGACAACCCAACTATCAACTTAAATGATGTCCTAAATTTTAGCATTTTCGCAAGCTTGAATATAACTAAAAGCATGTTATCATTAACAGAGCCTTCTAGGTATATGATCATGAACTCTCTAGCAGTTTCCAGCCATGTGCGCGAATACATTTCTGAGAAATTTTCACCATATACTAAAACTCTATTTAGTGTCCACATGGTTGAGAAAATTAAAGCAGGTTGCTTAAATGCATTTAAGCAAAGAGAGAAAATTAAAACTCGAGACATTTATTTAACAGACATAGACATAACCCAAAAAGGAATACAAGACAACAGAGATCTCTGCAGCATTTGGTTTGATGGCAATGTCACCTTAAAAGAATATCTAAATCAGATCTACATTGTTTTCTATCTGAATCCAAAAGCATTACATGAAAAACATCATGTAATGATAGATCTACTCAAAACAGTGATAGAGATAGAACTTGATCAAAGAGAAAATGTTCCTCAGCCATGGTCTGATATACCCAAAAAGCAAACCGTCAACTTGCCTATTCTTGTTCATAGCCTAGCAAAAAACCTACTTTTAGATACTTCATTTGCACATTTCCTGAGATCCAGAATTGAGAGCCGCAATAATTTTAGACGCACGTTTGCTACAATTTCAACCTTTACAAGTAGTAAAAGTTGCTTAAAGACAGGAAATTTCCATGAATTCAAAATTAAACAGTGTCAAAGGCTCAAAAAAGTGAATGCAAGTGAAGCAAAGAAGCATAGAATTGCAAATGCTATGTTTGTTGAGGAACAAGATCAGCATTTGGAGGTGGAGCATGCAAACTACGAATTGATGAGGAAAGCAGTCCCGGATTACGTAGATGTTCTATCCACCAAGGTGTTTGACCGATTGTATGAATTATATAAAACTGGGGAAATTGATGATGAACCGGTCATCCACCAAATTTTTACTACCATGAGAACTCATACTAAATTCTATTTCACTTACTTTAATAAAGGCCAAAAAACAGCAAAAGACCGAGAAATATTTATTGGGGAATATGAAGCTAAAATGTGTATGTACCTAGTAGAGAGAATATACAAAGAAAGATCAAAAGTCAATCCAGATGAAATGATCAGTGAACCAGGGGATGGAAAACTTAGAGTATTGGAGCGCAAAGCAGAGCAAGAAATAAGATTCATGGTTGAAAAAATGAAAGCAAAAAATGACGAAATAAACAAAGAAATTGAAGATGCAAAAGACAATTATGTTTTAAATCTAGGGAAAATAGCAGCACTGCAAGCACAAAAATACAAAGCGTTGAAGCTAGAAATCAATGCAGACATGTCAAAATGGAGTGCCCAAGACGTGTTTTTTAAGTACTTTTGGTCTGTTTGCCTTGATCCGATCCTTTACCCTGAAGAAAAAGAGCACATTTTATATTTTTTCTGCAACTATATGCAAAAAGAATTGGTTATCCCAGATGAGGTTATTTGCAATATTTTAGATCAAAGGAAAGCATATCCTAACGATATAATCAGTCAAATCACAAACGGGTTAACAACTAATCATTTCAATGTGAAGAGGAACTGGCTACAAGGCAATTTTAACTATATGTCTAGTTATGCTCACAGCACAGCAATGTCTGTCTTCAAGGATGTAATAAAGCGTGCTGCAGATTTGCTAGAAGCCGAGGTTTTGATCCATTCTATGGTTCACTCTGACGATAACCAAACCTCTGTTACATTGGTTGACAACAGAATATGCCCAAGGCAATTTACAGCATTTGTAATCAACACATTTGAAAAAATTTGCTTAACATTTGGCTGCCAAGCTAACATGAAAAAGACCTACATCACCAACCACATAAAGGAATTCGTTTCATTATTCAATCTGTATGGAGAACCATTTTCAATTTATGGCAGATTCACATTAACATCTGTTGGTGACTGTGCATATATTGGACCATACGAAGACCTTGCAAGCAGAATATCAGCAACACAGACCGGGATAAAGCATGGATGCCCGGCTAGCCAAGCTTGGTTATCAATTGCTATCGCCCAATGGATGACTTACCTGACATACAACATGTTACCAGGCCAACAAAATGACCCTCAACCTATATTAGAAATAGACAGAAAACAGTTACCACTTGAGCTGGGTGGATACATCTCTTGCCCTTTATCTTTGATAGCTTTAGCTGGGTTAGAATCTGGAAACATTGACTTCTTGATTAAATTGGTTAACAAATACATCGACCCCAGACTCCAGCGTGAGCCCATTCAAGATCAATGCACAGATATAAAAAATTGGGATATCTCAAAGCTTAGCAAAGTTGAAATATTTAAACTAAAGGTACTGCGTTATTTAGTATTAGATGCAGAGATGGACAACACAGACATCATGGGAGAAACCAGTGAAATGAGAGGAAGATCCCTACTGACACCCAGAAAATTTACAACGGCTGGATCCTTGAGAAAATTAATATCTTTTGAAGACTTTCAAGCAGTCCAAGATTCTGAACAAGGTGTAGACTCTATAGTCGAATACATGCTGCAAAATCCAGCATTATTAGTAACAAAAGGAGAAACAAAGGGCGACTATATGAACACAGTGCTCTACAGATACAACTCGAAGAAATTCAAGGAGTCATTATCTATTCAGAACCCTACCCAACTCTTTCTAGAACAAATCTTATTCTCACACAAACCCATTGTTGATTATACAGGTATCGCAGAGAAATTCTCAAATCTCAATGATGGGACCATGCTTGAAGACAATCCAACAATAAAAGGCAGGATGACGTTTACGGATGCTTTTGCGATGATCAAGAAAGACCTATCAACACTTAAGATCACTAATGAGGACCTTGAAATTGTGCTAAAGTTTATAATTTTGAATGACCCTTTGACTGTAACTGCTGCCAATGCTCACATTTTGCATGTAATAGGCCATTCGCAACCTAGGCTCGGATCAACAGCTTGCGTAATGCCTGAATTTAGAAACTTGAGAATGATTAAGCATTCACCTGCATTAGTTTTGAAATGTTACAGTAAAAACACTTTATTGCTGCCTGGGGTGCAAGAAAGGGATATGGAAAGAGACCTTAACCATCTCAAAACATTTATTGAGACTACAAAGTTAGAGGACAAAATGCAAAATAGGATCAAGAAAAATGAAGATCTAAAAAAGTCTAAAGATATCTACTTTGAAATTAAAGAAGTAACTAGGTTTTACCAAACGTGCTACGAATATGTTAAAAGTACCGATTACAAGGTGAAAGTATTCATACTGCCAGCCAAATGCATGACTCAAACAGATTTCTGTGCTGTGCTACAGGGTTCACTATTGGAAGATAAAAAGTGGAAGCTGATACAACACCTCAGACCTGTCACTGCAGGAGGACACAAGGGTGAAGTCCAGCCAGTAGTCTCCATGGATTTTAAATTAGCACGTGAGGCTGTGAATTTACTGTGTTTCTTTACTGATTCATTTATAGATTCTAGATACAGGAGAGATTTTCTCCTAAAGGCATGCGTAGAAATGGCCTACAAAGATAGGCCTATGGTCACATTGATAGAGGAAATAAAAAAGTCGAAGAACAGGACATCTTTCTTGCCATTCTTGTACAGAATTGGAGAATTGACTCAAGAAGATCTAGATGCATACGATGCTCAAAAAGCTGGAGGGCGAGTAACCTGGAATCACTGGCAATCAACAAGAAGCTTAAATATGGGAAAGATAGATTTCCAAATAGACACGCACAAAACTCACCTTCATATCATTGGCGAAGATCAACAGCTAGTGATAGCCGAACTAAAAATTCCTAAATTAACAGCAAATGCAATTACTCAAGCAGGCTACAGACTCTTAAATGAAAAGCATGGATTTCGATTTGAAACAATGAATGAAGTCTTGGTTCAACCAAGAAAATATTACATAACATACCAAATGAAATCAAAAAAGCAATATGTCTACAAAATCTTTGACACAGCAACGTTGCTATATGAAAGAAGAAACATAAAGCAATATACAGGTCGAGAAGCAAATCCAATAGTAGCAGTCTGTGAAGTAGTTCCAATGGAGGAAGAAGAAACCCCTGCCTTAAGTCTAGGCGACATAGAAATGTATAATGCTGACAATGAATCAGTCAGTATTTTGAAAACGTCATTTAATGAGAGTGCGAAGATGCGGCGTGCAAATTTATCCAAGATGCAATACTTTGAGACCATTGGTGGTTCTATGTTGAAGATTCGATTTATCAATGTGAATGCACTAATGAAAGATACAACTCTCATGTCACTCAACTATGACAATTTGGTGAATGCTGATTTAGCAAGATTTAGCAAGTTGTTAGACTGCGATGGCGACACAGATAGTGTTGAAGATGGCATACTATGCTTTTCTAATGACCCAATGGAACAAACTACAACAGAAGAGATCGATGCAATACCTCTCTTCAAAGTAAGCTACAAAATCTCAGCACCTGCCAGACTAACATACAAAAACGCTATTAGAGAGCTGTTGAGGAGAGAAATAACAAAGTTTATGGATGCCTTTACTTTTGTTGGACCTTCTTTTGATTCTCCGGAAAATATGGGATTCATTTGTAATATATGTTGCATAATACAACTCCTCCACACAAATGAATGGTCTACTATAATGCTGAACTGCATTCATATCTGTATGATCTATCTGGAGAAAGACATAAGATTCCATAAATTCCTGCTGAATAGAATATTTTTTGAGGGGCTAAATCCTGCATCTGGGAAATTAGATTATAAAAAAATCAAGGAATTTGTGATTAGCCTAAAAGATAGAGAGATGGCTCCTTGGAATGAGATATTTACAAAATTCAAGCAAAAGTGTGTCACGTTACTGGACAAAGAGATAACAAGAATAGAACAAAATACAAACCTTGAAAACACATTAGCTTTAGATGAAAACACAGATGATCAGTCTGGATTCCTTCTGTTTGAACAATTCACTGTCCAAATTTATGCAAGAGTTCATCTATTCTCTCTAGTCTACTTCAA